TACATGGATTAGATAAATCAACTAAAATTGTAGATGGTGTACCTCTTCATACATCTCTTGCGGTTCGTCCAGGGTTATGCGCATTTTCTCCCTTAAAAACGACTACACAAGAATTGGATGAAATAAAAGAAGTAAAACGTGTATATGATGGTAAATCTATACGTGAAGGTAATACAATGTTTGCAGAACAATTTCAAATGTATGGCATAGGAAAATTTGAAAATATCAGTGGTAGAAAATACTATACAGAAGAAGAATTAAGAGTTTTATATAATGAAAGAACACCACCATTAAGAAGTATTGAATATGATAGAAGTTATTCTATTCAGGATGATAACAAAGCAGTTACCAATGGTATTTATATTATAAACGCACAAGAGAACGGACGTAATGTAGAATTTACCTATCCAGATATTCTTCCTTCTGGTGAATTTACACCTACTAGATTACAGTATATGAAAAAGGATTACGTAGAACTACAAAAAACAAATCTATTAAATGTTGCCGTTGCAGAACATATTTTGCCAGGAGGGTTTCCATTATCTATCAGTGATGAATACACAAATATACCACATTATAAAAAAATTACATTGTCAGACATTCTTCTTTTTTTTGGAAAATTAGGATATGATTATGTAAATATAATTGATAATGGATGTCGTAAAGGATCAGTAAAACCAATAGTAAGTAGAAAAAATTCAAAACGCGAACATGATTTACATACATTATTTACAGGGTTGTATCCTGGTACAGGTGGTAAACGTAGGAAAACATCACGAGTAAAGTCAAAACTATTCAAATAATCTTGTCATTTTACCTAATAATTCTCCAACGTTCGTGCACTACAATCCTTGGTTGCCGTATACTTTGGCATCCAATAATAGGGCAGAACATCTACCTCATACGCCTGCTTGTACAACCATTGATAATAAAACTGTTCCATCGTCAACGTCGTATTCTTATACTGTAGTTGAACCACTTCCGGTATAGATTCTTGAATGATGCTAAACCATGACCGTTTCAATGAACTTACACCATCACTAAACGCCTCCTTTTTCCTCCACAAAATCTCTTTCGGCATATACCCTTCAAATGCTTCACGCAGCAGCGACTTTTCACATTTCGTAAACCTCAACTCTATCGGAATAGACAGATAGAGTTCTACAAACGCCCGATCTAAAAAAGGTGTCCTTGCCTCCAACCCATTCCCTGAAATACACCGATCACTACGTAAGGCATCAAAGTAGTGAATATCCTGAACAAGACGGCGACATTCCTTATCAAATTCAATGGCATTCGGTGCCCTTTTCATATAGAGGTATCCGCCACATACTTCATCTGCTCCATCTCCATTGAAAACTACCTTGGCCACACTATGATCCCTTATGTACTTGGCGACTAAATAATTACCCACACTTGCCCTTACGGTAGTCGTGTCGCGACTTTCAATCATTCGCACTACCTCTGGAATCGCATCCAAAAAGTCTTTTTCCTCTACCATAATGGCCGTATGCTTGGATCCTAGAAAATCAGCCATGATTTGGGCATACTTTAGATCTTCTCCCCCTTCTAACCCTATACTGTACGTTTCTAGTGGTTCCACATAACCAAACTCTTTACGTGCCTTGTTCACTAACGTAGCAATCAAACTACTATCTAGACCTCCAGATAAAAGACATGCCATGGGCTTTTCCGTATTGATCACACGTTTCTTTACACAATCATACAACGTTTCACGAATACGTTCATGCGGAGAGGTGAACGATGGTTGGATAGAGGGCATGGATGTGTACCAAATCGTTTCATCACTAGAATAGCATACCGTTGTACTTGGCATCACTGGTTCAATGGTTTTGAAACAGGCTGGAAACATTTTAATCTCTGAAGCAACACAAATCATATCCCCACACGTAGCATGGTATAGTGGTCTCACTCCGTAAGGATCGCGTGCTGAATAAAAGAGTTCTTTGTTAGAATCATATAAAAAAAAGGCAAATTCAGATGCATCAATCATGTGAAGTGTTTGTTCCATTCCATACTCTTCATATAAATCTAAAATGACTTCACAATCGGATTGGGTAGCTGGTTTTTTATTCATATGCTCATAAAGCGCGCGATGATTATAAATTTCACCGTTACAAATCAAATAAATACCATTTTTTTCAAATGGTTGTGAGCCATTCGCAAGACCTTGAATAGATAGACGATGAAATCCTAGCCATACATTCTTCAACGTAAAAAAAAGACTTTCGTCTGGTCCACGATGTTTGCCTTTATCAAACGCATCCATGGCCGTTTTTACAAAAATAGATGGACGTATCAATGCAAAAATACCACACATACTTTTATTTGTAAGGATTCATTTATATTGTTTTGTAGGGGTTTACACCCTACGACCCCGTTATTATACTTATTATAATTATGGGGGTTGTAGGGGCTAGCCCCTACAAGGGAGGTGCGGAGAAGCTTCCAGCTTCAACGGGGTTATAGGGGCGAGCCCCTATGCCGTAGGTTCTGCCTACCACGAAAAGTTTGGATCTCCTAGTATGTTACGAATAATAATTTTATGTGCGCGTGATTCCATTTGTTCTTGTACACGTTCCTTTGCAGTTTTATAAGCGTAAACTCTATCATGATAACCAAAGGAATAACGAACATGGTTTGGTTTTTTATTTCCTGCTTCCAACAAAATTAAAAATTCAAGTGAAATTAAATGTTTCGCAACATATTGTGTATCTTTTAAACGAAGATTATACAGTTTACCCGATTTGCATTTCCAAACCGACATTTCAGACATCGGGTTATAGTGAGAGTTCATTTTGAAGTAAATAATATAAAAGTGTTTCAATTTTTGCAGAACCCCCTATGTTATTTTTATTATCCGGTGAAGCTGGAAGCTTCGCAAAACAATATAAAGAACTTACTCTATTAGTAAGTACGAGATGTCCCGTAACATTGGATTAGTAAAGTGGTTCAACAACAAAACCGGTTATGGTTTCATTACCCTTGACAACGAGGATATTTTTGTGCACCACCAGCAGCTTCAGGTAGCTCAGAACCAGTACAAGTACCTTGTACAGGGTGAGTACGTAGAGTTTGAGAAGAAGGTTCTTACCGAGGGTAGGCACCGCACCATGGCCGCAGACGTTACGGGTGTTCATCGCGGTCCTCTCATGTGCGAGACACGGCAAAAGATGCGTGATTCACGCGAGGAGTAATCTTCTTTTTATTTTGACGTTGTAACCATCCTGAACACACATCCGGTAAAGTAGCCACCACATTCATAATCGTACGATAGTGAAAGATGCATACACATGCATCCTTTTCTAAACGGATACTATACCACCAATAAGCTGGAATAAAAAGCATTTTACCTTTGGGTATCGTACATACTAAAAACTTTACTTTTGTTTTGTCTTTCCATGGTTCCATCGTACTATAAAATTCTTGCGTCTCTAAATTTTTAATCTCATTCAAAAACTTTGTGTTACGTGGCGGTGTCATTTTTACAGTGATACTACCCTTTGTCACCACAAAATAATTACGAAACTGATTATGATACTGTAGACGCGTAGTATACTGATCGCTTCCCATTAAAAGATCATAGGACATGTTACATACCAATGGAGGTCTTAATAAAAGATCTGTATTGGTATACTGATTTTGAAGTAGGGTATCTCTTAAAAAATCTTCATTGTCACATAGGGCGTACTCTTTTAGAGTCACCTTTTCAAGAGTAACCATGGTTTTTTGATAGTTTTGGTCGCATACGGTTACATCAAAAGATCCATACTCTTTTGTGTCACAATCTAGCATTGGATCTTCATAGTCAAAGAGTACGGGTTGTTTCAAATTACATACTTCTTCTAGCTTTTCTTTTTGAAAGGCGATCTCGTACACTTCCAACTCATTGTTTGTTTTTAATTGAAATAGGATGTGCAAGTATAGAAATACTACTATCGCTATCATAAGTAAAAAGAACATATGTGTTAGAAAATGGATGGGTTTATATTGTTTATTCTTCGGTTGAAAAGGAAGGCTCACCTACTTCAGAGAGAGGCATGGTTCCCTTCTTCTTTGTTGGCTTGATATCATTCTTCTTCTCTAGTACATCTAACCGCTGTGATAAGGTAACGAGTTGCTTGCTCAAGTTGCGAATCAACTCTACTAAAGAATCGTACTTGGTCTCTACCTCACTTTCCGTAAAAGTGGTATCCTGCTCCCCAACCTTTTCCTCTAAAGCCTTGAATTGCCTTAAACACGACTGTTCATGGGCAACTAACCGTTTTGCTACTAATTGTACGGCTTGCGACGTGTGAATCAAGGAATCTTCTTTGGGAGCAGTAGCCTTTGATTTAGACATAAAGAAGAAAAGTACTAAAAAACTCCAGTATTAACGAATAAATTTTCTGGTTACTATTCATGGAAGAACAACCCACCTTTTTTTCTCATGTATTCAACTTTGAACAAGATAGCCGAAACCAAATGGTAAATATCGCTCAATATACCGTATTTTCTATTGTCTTTATTACTTTGTTGAATCGTGGTATTCAGGAATATATGCCTGAAGTAGACAAAGATAAAGGAACATTGGCCATTTTCGTAGAAATTGCCGTTCAATGTATCGTTCTCTTTCTCGGCATCGTATTCATTCATCGCATCATTACCTTTATTCCTTCTATAAGTGGTGCGAAATATGCAGATCAAAATGTTATTGCTATCATTTTACCTACCTTGATTTTATTGTTAAGCACCTCTACCTTAGGACAAAAAGTTGGAATTATTGTAGACAGGCTTACAGGTCAATCACTCGTAAAAAAGGTACAAAGTAATCAAACTCAAAGTAATCCAGGACTTTCTATTTTACCAAAAGCACCCACTGTAAATCCCATCAATAGTCCAGAACCCGATTTTAATTCCATGTTTGCCGGTCCTACAACACCTTTAGTGAACGCTGCCTCGCCAGATTCGTTTGAGCCGATGCCGTCCAACTTTGGTGGAAGCATATTTTAAATCTTTTTTCCATTCTTTCATAGGCGGACCAATAGTATTCTCCGAGTACCATGATTCACCCCATTCATTTTCATGCATGGTGAGTTCTAGCCATTGCTTGTACTCCACCGGATATTTTTTTGGATCTACTGTAATGTCTTCTTTGGTACGACAAAGAGGACATTGAATCGGTGTTTGCTTTACGGTACATACGCCAAATGGATATATCACTGTCGCACTCTGTTTTACTTGACGGTAACACTTGTCGCACATGGAATGCGAACAACTTTTCATTTGATAAGGACGAATCACCGTCTCGTAACAAATAGGGCACTCCATGATTTAAAATCTTAGATGGATTCGTTTCAATTTTTTTACTTTATGTAAACTATGAAAATAACCATGTATACGACGCTACTTGCATCTATCCTCGTACAAGTCATTACAGGAATCATTGAATTTGGTGCCCTCTTTTTACCTGTACCTAGTGAGTACAATTTTTTGAAACAAATGATGTTGTTAGAGGTAGCCGTACAGACGATAGAAGGGTCTTTTTATATTTACTGGTTCTTTCATTTCAACTCTATTACAAACATTACTCCATCCAGATATTTTGATTGGATGATTACCACACCTACCATGTTAGTGAATTTAATCATGTAT